TCGATACTAATGATTTTTCCCAATCAACCTTGGTACTTTGTGGATTTGTAAAAGATTGCCCGTCATATTTACTTTTAAACTTCGGAAAGCCTTTTTTCTCTTTGAAAAACTTGGTGAAAGCCATATCCAAGTTTCTCAGACTCATTTGGAGTGATTGACTATTAACTTCTTTCAACCATTTCGCTTCCTCAGTTTCCTTCCATTTCGCCATCTGATTCGTAATTTCAAAAACGGAAAGACCTTTCTTTTCAGTTTGGTAAACTGAGGTTTTCAAATGTAAACCTCGATTATAAACATATCGAACGCAACCGAAAGTCTTAGAAAGCAGAACTTTCTGAGATTCGGTTGGATAAATTCGATATTTGTAGGCTTTGAGAACCACGGAATAATTTACACTAAATTTTAGGAATTTTCAACTTATTTCGTAAAATTTCTTACATTTTCTTGAAAATTTTCTTCAAACACCCCCGCGACCCTGTATCCCGGCGCTAAAGAGACCGGGTTTTAGGGTCGTCAATTCTATAAGCAATCTTTCACGGTTCCTCAATTTTTCAAATATGCTGACGGGAAATTGAAGATTCCGAAATTAAAAACACCTATCGAAGTTGTTCAATCTCGGGAATTTGGAGAAAACTTTGAAATTCTTTTCGTTACGATTTCTCGAAATAAAGTTGGAAAATACTTCGTTGCTTTCACGGTTGAAGAGGGTTTGAAGGAACCGAAAGCGAAAGTAACGAAACAAATCGGAATCGACCTAGGATTAACGGATTTAATGACGTTTTCTGATGGAACTAAAGTTAAAAACCCGAAGATTGCGAAAAAGTTTCGTAAGAAACTGGAGTATAAGTACCGTCAACTCAGTAAGAAATGTAAGGGATCGAAGAATCGAGAGAAATCTCGTTTTTCTTTAGCGAAAACTTTTGATAAAATATCAAACATTAAGTTAGATTTCACTCATAAATTAACTTCTAAAATTGTAAGCGAGAATCAAGTTATAGTTTTGGAAGATTTGAGTGTTGCTAACATGATGAAAAATCATAAACTAGCTAGATCAATTCAAGAAGTCTCTTGGAACGAAATAGTTAGGCAACTCAAGTATAAATCAGAATGGAATGGAAGAGATTTCGTACAGGTAGATCGCTTTTTTCCAAGTTCCAAAACCTGCTCAAATGATGGATTTGTCATTGACAAACTTCCATTAAACGTCAGGGAATGGACCTGTCCTAAATGTGGAGTTCTTCACGATAGGGACGTGAACGCCGCTCGAAATATACTTAACCAAGGTCTTAAAATTTTGTCTGGTTTCGGAACGAAGTCGGACACAAAACAAAAACATGGGGAGGCGCTGAAAAAGTTTTTAGAGAAATCTAAAGAAAATTTCGGGTCTGTGAACCATGAATCCCCTAGGTCTTTAGCCTAGGGGAGGTTCAATGTAGAAACCTAGAGTGAAATGCTCTATTTCTACCTATCAATTCTTTACCTGAACTATATCGCTTATATTCCTTACGGATAATATGTTTATTATTATCAACAATACCCATAGTTAAGTTTGGAAATTTTCTTAATCCACCTAGATTGAATACAAAATCAATTAACATTTCTTGATGCTTAATAGGCAATGATTCAAAAGTACCGGTGCCATATTTATTGTCTATTTCTACTCTAGCTTTAATTCTCGCTTTATATATATCATTTTTCAATAATACTATAGCCTCATCATCGGTTATACCATTCATTAAATATGTTTCATTTTTTTGTATTTTATGTCCATATGCTATTGTATAACTACCACCCTCAATAGATTCATGTGGCATCCAACGGTTGTTAGATGTGTTAAATCCTGTTTTATTACCATTCTCTACCGTCTTGATGTATTCAATGAATGTATCTTGTATACGTTCATTACCATTAACTTCGTGATTAATGACACTAACAGTATAATGTTGTTTTTTTCTTGACTCTTTATTGTGTGTACATATACTAACGGTATATATCAATCCTATGGAACATATTACTAAAGCATTAAAACGGATGAAGGATAATAACTGGGATTTCATGTATCTTGCAATAGATGTGCATGGTACTATGATTAAACCCACACATCATAATGATAATAAATTTGAATTCTATAATGATGCTGAAAAAGCTCTACAGTATATTTCAACAAGAGAAGATATAGTAATGATAATGTATACTTCCAGTTATCCGGAGTATATTGATAAACTAATGGAGTTTTTAGTGGATCACGACATATATTTTGATTATGTCAATGAAAATCTTAATGTTGAATCAGATCACGTATGTGATTTCAGTGATAAGTTTTACTATGATGCGTTATTAGATGATAAAGCTGGTTTTAACCCAGACACTGACTGGACTAAGCTAATGAATACACTACAATCTAATAACAATGAGTAAACTAGTTACACCGAAAGTATATCTCACAGGCTTTACTACTATAAACACGGAAGGTATTGTTCAGTATTTGACAGATACTGATCAATTAGAATTCCTCAATGATATTGAGGAAGCAAAGAAAGTAGGACTTTCAGATGGAGAGATTTTGTGCAGTATGTATGCTAAGATGTGTTACGCATCTTTAACTTTAGGTAAGAATAATAACATTACTAAGATTAGAGATATTAATAGTAATATCGTGGGTACTATAGAATCTGGTCATGGTAGTGTATTCGAGCATTGTAATATTAATTTCATTGTGTCCGGTTGTAGTCGTATATTCACACATGAGCAAGTACGTCACAGAGCTGGTGCTGCATATTCACAAACATCTGGTAGATATGTACGTACAGATGAAATATCTTTCGTGTATGATCCAATTTTAAATCCCGTTAAGGATGATATTATTAAAACTCTAAACGATCTCGAGATAGCATATAAGAATATTGAAGATAAGATCGGTGTTAAGAATATAAAAGATTTTACTACAAAGAAGAAAATTACATCTGCTCTTCGTAGAATATTACCTAATGGTCAAAGTAACGAAATAGGTATATCTCTTAACTTAAGATCTTTACGTCATATTATACAATTACGTACTAACAGGCACGCGGAATGGGAAATTCGATTGATTTATAATCAAATATGTGATATAATCAAATGTAAATATCCTGCTATATTTAGCGATATGCATTCAGAGTTTATTGATGATGCATATGAATACACCTTTACTAATCAAAAAATATAAATATGTTACCTAAGAATAAAATATCAATTGCTCACGAAGCACCTGTATCTATCATGGATCAGGTTCAAATGGTTACTGATTACGATTATGCATTATCTGTTTGTTTTGATAAAATTGATGGATATTATGATTTCTTTAAACGCGCTATAAAGAACGGTAGGTGGGTGTTACTTGATAATGGTATATTTGAAGAGGGTGTTCCAATGGACTCTGATAAATATGCCGACTATATTGTGAATCTTCAACCTAATGAATATGTAGTACCTGATGCATTAGAAGATGCTGATACTACAATGTCTAATTTTGATAAATGGGTAAGAGATTTTGGAGATATTCCTGGTCGTCGTATAGGTGTAGCTCAGGGTAGTACACTTAAAGAGTTTATTGAATGTTATAAGTATATGTCAGATAAAGCTGATAAGATTGCTATCAGTTTTGATTATAGTCTCTATATTAATGAATTAACGGATAGTACCGATGGTAATAAATTGGAAAGGTATGCTACAGGTCGTAAACGTGTATTAGAATATCTTTACAGGTTCGGTATTTTTAATTTTAAAAAACCGACACATCTTCTTGGGATTAGCTTACCGCAAGAATTATCATATTATAAGCATGTTTGTTTTGGTTCAAATATAGAGTCGTTTGATAGTAGTAATCCTGTGGTACATGCCATTAAGCGTGGAAAATATCCATCAGATATTAAATCTATAGACTATAAAGAGTCTACTAAACTTAAGGATTTAATAGATACACCAAAGACTGATAAACTGGTAGTAGATGCCATTTCTAACATCATTCAATTTAGATATCAGAATTCATTATATTAAAAAATGATTAATAATAGACCTTGGATAGCTGCATTTAGTCGTACTGGGTCAGAAATTTATGAATTGAGTAAGCGGCTTCATAGATTTCCAGATAGAATAGTATCTAATTCACCGTTCAGTAACGTTAATACACAATTAAGAGATGAATATGTCGGTGAATGGTATATCTTACCAAAATCACCGACGATAGACCAGTATCGACATGCATTTACTGTGTATAATAATGTAAGTGATATTAGTACACCTATTATTACATTACATGGTTGGTTGAAAGTAATACCAGCTGAAATATGTAATGAATATTACATATTAAACGGACATCCGGGGGATATTGAGACGTATCCAGAATTAAAAGGTTTTAATCCTCAAGAGAAAGCATTTAATTTAAAACTACCAACTAGTGGATCTATAATTCATAGAGTTACCCCTGAAGTAGATTGCGGTGAGATATTAACTAGACAGAAAGTAACAATATCGGGATTATATCTTGAAGAGGTTTATGAGCAATTACATAGCAATTCTATAGATTTGTGGTATAAGTATTTTACTTCATTATTATGAAAATAGCGATTACAGGTCCTCATAGTCAAGGAAAATCTACATTATGCTCTGATCTAATTATTAGACCAGAATTTCGTAAATTCACTGTACTCGGAAATATAACACGCGGTATTAAAGATCGTGGTATTGAAATTAATGAAGGTGGTAGTGATTTTAGCCAATCTCTAGTTATTAGTAAGCATATTGAACATTTTTTCTTTAAAAATAACGTAATATTAGACAGATGTATGCTAGACGGTATGGTGTATACTGAAGTATTATATAGGTATAATAAGCAAATATCTGAACCAGTATATTATTATGCTAGACATGTATTTGAACAACTTGTTCTTAAATTAGGTTATGATGTAATGTTTTACATAGATCCGACATTACCGATAGTAACTGATAATGTTAGATCTACTAAACTTGATTTTTTTAATCAAGTGAAAGAAGTATTTGAACAATATATTAAAGAGTATAATATTAATGTGATTCATATTAGTGGTGATAGAGACCATCGTGTTGAATCAATTATTCAATATATCAAAAACAACTTCAATGAGCAGATTAGATAATTCAATAGCCGGTACACATCTAGGTAAAAAGTCTGAATACGCAGAAGTATACGACCCAAGTCTACTAGTAGCTGTACCACGTAAGCCTAACAGAGATAGTATTAACGTAGACTGTAATAATACACCGTGGAAATATGCGTATGATGTATGGAATTGTTACGAAATTTCATCTCTATTGAGTAATGGTCAACCATTCTCAGGTGTAGGTAAGATAGTTTATGATGGTAATACTGAATGTATAGTAGAGAGTAAGAGCTTAAAGTTGTATCTAAACTCGTTCAACCAAACAAGAACGAAAGCATCTTCAATACTAGAAGCATATGAAGAACTTAAAGTTATCATTGAGCGAGATTTATCTAAACTATTGAATACTGTAGTACGTATTAATATTAGTGATAGTCGGTTTGGTCGGGATTATATGAATCAAGCAGACTACTTCACATACGGTAACGGTTCATTAATTTCATTTACTAATATTGATCAATTAATAAATACTGAGACATACACACAATATCATGAAAACCCGGATCTACTACATGTAACAGAGTGGTTAGGTAGGGATAACTCTAGAATACATACATCAAATCTATTCTCTCGTTGTCAGATAACCAATCAACCAGATCATGGTGATTTATTCATTACATATAATGTTAAGGATAAATATATAGGTTTAGGGGCTATAAGCAAATATATAGCTAGTATTCGTGGTCATAGTTGTTTCCATGAGCCGACTGTAGAGACTATATTTAAACATTTATATGATAAGCTTAACCCTAATCGTTTGATGGTTTGCGCGTTTTATACACGTAGAGGTGGTATAAGTATTGCACCTATTAGATCTACACATGAAGAGTTAATACCGTATAATGTTATTAATCATAGAATCGCACACGTAAAACTACCAAGAGAATAATTATGAGTGATTCATTGATTATAGCGGGTCAAAACAATGATCCGGAGATTTTTTACACACTCGAGGGTGAGGGTGTTTATGTAGGTTATCCGTCAGTATTTATGAGATTATCTATGTGTAATCTTACATGTAAAGGTTTTGCTAGCGTAGATTCACCTAATGGTTGTGATAGTTATTGTAGTTGGTCAGTGAAAAATAAACTTACATTCGATCAGTTAGCTGAGCTGTATGAAAAGAGTGGATTCAAGGACCTATTAATGGGAGGTGCAATTTGGAAAATTACGGGCGGTGAACCGTTATTACAGCAAAGAGCATTAATTGATTGGTTTAGGTTTACTAAACAACGCTGGGGTAAGAGCTTTACACCCCATATTGATTTTGAGACTAATGGAACTATAATTCCATTAGATGAAATAGCTGATATAGTTCCGGGTACAACATATACAGTATCTCCTAAATTATCGAGTAATGGCGATAGCGAGAATATAAGATTTAAAGTCGATGCGCTCAATTGGCATGTAATGAATAATTCAGCATTTAAATTTGTTATTCAGAATGAAGATGATGTACGTGAGGTATTCGATAAGTATATTAATAATCCAGAAGTAGTACCAGAAGATATTAAAAATTGGTTTCATAGAAATAGAGTATGGTTTATGGTGTGTGCTGGATCTCAAAAAGAGTTATTAGAAAATAGTGTAAATGTAGCTGAATTAGCTAAAAAGTATGTAGTAAAATTTAGCTCTAGATTGCACCTTCAACTATGGAATAAAGCTGTCAGAGCTTAATATTATGTCAAAGAAATACGATTTAAATCAACCAAAACTTAAAAAAATTGCGATAATTGGAAGTCAATGTCAAGGTAAATCTACACTTATTAAGGATATGATGGTGAGGTGGCCTCAATTATCTACACCGGAAAAATCATATAGAGATATTATAACAGAACGAGGTCTCAAGATTAATAAAGATGGAGATGAACCTAGCCAATTAGCTATTCTTGATGTACTATCAGATCAAGTAATGAATAATTACGGTAAGAAGAAGATAGTATTTGATCGGTGCCCTATTGATAATCTTGTATATTCTATATGGCTTAATGAAAAACACCCCGATCGTATGTCTGATGCTGGTGTGAAAAAGACTATTGCTATTACTAAGGAATGTATGAAATTTTTAGATGCAATATTCTTTATACCGATTACTAGTGTACATAAAGTACCAATTACTCCAGACGCACTTCGTGATATAGATCCAGAATATATAGAGGAGATTGATAATATTTTCAAATCTATATTACGTACACAAAAATTAGGTGTTGGTACATTCTTTCCATTAGATGATTGTCCACCTATAATTGAAATATTTGGTGATCGTGAAACTCGAATTAAAATGCTAGAGTGGTATATTACAGATGAGTGTGAGTTTGTTAGCTGTGATGATAATATCATGAATGAATTAACGGAAAACGTCAACAGCATAAGTATTTCAAATATTATACCTAATATAACTAAATAATAATATGAGTCTTTCTAAATTCGATACATTATGTAACCTTATTATAGAGCGTGCTGATGCTTCTATTGCTGATGCTAAACCTGTAACAGTATATAAATTGAATCCTGAATATAATTCAGCTGAATTAACTGGTGTGGATCGGTTAGTGGCTAATTTCGTTGAGGATGTACCAGCTACAGCTAATGACATTATTGACGTGATAGTCCGTAATAGTGATGACACAGAAGATATTACATCTGCAAAAGAATTATTCAGCAATTTGTTAGATGCTAATGTGATAACCGTTGCTACAGATGATACAAGTACTGAGGATGAACCTAGCGATTCAGAAATATCCAACACAGATGATGAGGATGTAAATGCTCCTATAGTTATACCACCTGAATCTAGCGACGAAGACGACGAAGACGAAGATGAGGGATCATCAGTACCACCCCCAGAAGAAGATGAATCAGATACATTCGATGCTAATAATACTAAAAGTCGATTAGAAGATATATCACCGGAAGCAGAAACTATATCAGATGAGGAAGAAGATGATATACCTACATCGGAATTAATCAGTAAAGCCAGTAAGAAGCGAGATCAGATGGTTAAGTTAATTAAACATATATATAGTAAACACGGTAAATCACCTGAAGAAGCTCAAGCACATATAGATCGTTTGATATCTCAGAATAAAATATAACACTAAATTTAGCCCCTAGAAATAGGGGCTAAATTTTTAGCTCTGTTTCGGTTATTAGCTGAAATTTCATACCGGTTTTATTACACCATTCTGATGCAGCCTTCCATTTTGCATTATTAACCGCAAATTGTATCTGTTCAAATAATACTCGCTTCTGACTTTTGCGATTTTTAACGGAGGGTGGTTGAGTTTGTTTTTGGGGTTTTATTTCAATCACATATGTAGTGATTACATTACCCTCTTTAATTTTAACAATATTATCCGGAAAATAATGATGTACTCTATTATCTACTGGTGATATATATGGTATAGCTATAGATTCTGAACCCCATTTTATGACATTTGTATTATTATCAAGAAATCTAAAAAATTTTAATTCATAAGAGCTTCTATATTTAGGTAGATTTACACCCACGTATTTGTTCTTATTAATCGGGTTATAAATACCTTGCTGGAATTGTTTGTATTTTGTAGACATATTTATTGACTATACACACGCTTGTAATATATTTATCATTATGATTCCTAAATCATACATAATACAAAAATTCTATCAGTATGCTGGATATCCTAGGTTTAATAAGGTATCAAATACGTATTATGGTTGTTGCCCTATTTGTAGAGAGGGTAAAAGTTGGGGTAAGAAGCGTAGATTATATTATGTTGTAGATGATGATACACTATATTGTCAAAACTGTCAACGGGGTTGGTCACCATTAAATTGGATAATTGCAGTATCTGGAGAAACCAAAGCAGATGTAATTAAGGATATTGAATTATTTGAACCAAATATTCGGTCTATATTAGAAGAGCACGAAAAGCATAATAAAACCAGTGCGGTAAAAATACCGACACTACCAGAGGATAGTATTAATTTATTCGATGAATTACAGCGGGATTATTATAAAGATAATGTTATAGTTAACCATGCTCTTAAGTTTATATCAAACAGACGATTAGACACTGCAAAGTATAGACCTAAAACGCTTTGGATATCTCTTAAAGATTTTTCACATAAAAATAGAGTAGTAATACCCTTTTACGATTTAAACAATCAAATCATCTTTTATCAGTCGAGAGCTATATTTGATGAAGACTCACCCCCAAAATATAAATCAAAAACGGGAGCAGATAAATCTTTATTTAATATTGAAAAAATAGAACCAACGCATGATAAAATATATAAATTAGAGGGTCCTATAGATGCATCATTTGTGCGTAATGGTGTGGGTATGTGCGGTCTTAATACTACTGAATTACAACAAAATCAGTTACGTAATTATCCATTTCATGAACAAGTGTGGGTACTTGATAATGATATCAATACCGAAGAGGTATATAACAAGTATGTTAAATTACTAGAATCAGGAGAACGTATATTTATATGGCCTATTGAATTTAAAAAATTCAAGGATATTAACGAAGTGTGTCAACGTTATAAGATCGACGAATTTCCTCATAAACTCATCGATAACAATACATACGAAGGTAGAGCCGGTATATTAAGACTTGCTAGTTTGCGCTTGTAAATCTCTCGCTTTCTTCTCTGCACCAATAATATAACTCTTAAGGATTTCATTAAATCCACCTAATCCCTCAGCAATCTTAATTAACCTCTTAATCTCCTGTTTTACAATACCACGAAACACGGAACCATCCCTATCCATCTTATTAAGTTGAACAGCGAGAGATGTTGGTTCAAGACCATTAATAAACTTTTTAAATGTTTCTATCTTCTCTACCCACTGCTTAGCAATTTCTAAATTATGTTTAGAAATTGAATGCTCTGGGTTTGATAATACATCAAAATCTTCAGGGTCTGTATCACCATCTAATGTACGCTTCCATGCAGCTACATCTTCATTTTCATCAGTATCAGTTATATCATTGGCGGCTTCCGATACAGTATTAACTTTTTTAGTTATAGATCCTATAGCCCCATCCCACTCACCTACAAATTTACCATCTACAGATGCACCAGCTATATCTCTATCTCCATCAATCTTTAAACCTGTGGGGTATTTAAGTTTTAAAGCTCTTAACCAGCTTGCATATGATGAATATTCAGTCTCACCTAGATGGTTTACAGATTCAGATAATACTGACTTAAATTTGGATTCGAAAAGGTTTGGTGTTGACATAAAATTACTAGTATGTTATAATACTTACACCTAATTCCAATGAATAACAATGTGATTATAGTGAGTGGTGGTCTTGATAGTGTAGTATTATTACATCATATATGTAAGGATCTAAACGAGCGTAACGTACATGTATTAACATTCGATTATGGGCAACGCATTAGTAGAGAAATTGAATGTGCAAAATACCATGCAGAGTTATTACACTCAGAAGGTTATGTAGCAGGTCATAAGGTACTTGATTTATCTGTGTTTAAAGATATAGCTAAAAATTCTGCTATTACAAATACTACTATCAACATACCTAAAGCATCAGAGGATCTAGGTAATGCTCAACCAGTGACATATGTACCGTTTAGAAATCTATTGTTTCTAACATTTGCTGCAGCTTATGCTGAATCTAATTATGGTAATGTAGTATATTACGGGGCGCAGAATGCTGATGAACATTCCGGATACTGGGATACTAATTCTCAATTTCTAAATAGTACAAATTCAGTATTCAATCTTAATCGAAAGAATACTATACAAGTTAAGGCTCCGTTTATTAACCATGATAAAGATTACATTGTAACATTAGGTAATAAACTAGGTGTAGATTTCAGTCATACACACACTTGTTATAGTGGTACAGAAATTGCATGTGGTAGATGTGTATCTTGCTCGAATAGAATTCAATCATTTATAAATGCTGGATTAAAAGATCCAATAAAATACGCAATCAATAATATACCTTGGAAATCATAATATGTGTGGAATCGCAGGTTCTAGGTCTCGTGAAAGTGGCTTCGATTTATATCAATTAAACCTATCTAGGGGGTGCTACAGTTCATCTGTAACATGTATATACCCTAATGGTCATTTTATAGATAAGAGATTTGGTATACTATCACTCAATGATATACCCCTAAATGCAGAATATTACCTATTTCATTCTAGAGGTCCGACTGTTGAGACAGCAGAATTTAATTGGGACGACAACCACCCATTTTGTTATGGTAGATTTATTGTGTCTCATAATGGTATAATAGAGAACGCTAATGAATTATATGGTGGTAATATAGGTGTAGATAGTCGAGTTGTACCATATTTAATTGATAAATCTCTAAGGTATAACCCTTCATATCATATACCATCATTAGTAGCAAATGTAGTATCTCAATTAAAAGGTACTTTCAGTTTGTGGATATATGATACCACAGATAAGAAAATATATATCACAAGGAATGATACTACACTATTTAATTACGGTACGGAGTTTTCATCATCAAATCCTGGATATTTAATTGATGTACCACAAAATCAATTATTATGTTTCAGTCCTAATGATAATACAATGAAAATATGTACATCAGCGATATCCACAGTAAACAAACCCAAATATTTTATACCGTAACAAATATGAAAAAACTTCATTTCGTGGTATGTACTACTCATAACATCGAAGACTTTAAAATCAAGTCTGATATATATCGTTTTTTTGATGATAATAAACTAAATGCTAATATCGATTATACAGTATATTATAATAATACTGTAGGTTTATCTAAAATATACAATGAGTTTATATCGGATAAGTTTAAAGATAAAATTGTAGTATTTGTACATGATGATGTACAAATAACTCATAATATATCAACAATTACCAGAGATCTTAATGAAGGTCATAAGCGATTTAATATTATAGGTCTCGCTGGTGCTACTAAAATAGGTCTTAAATATCCTACTTTGTGGCATATAATGAATACTGGTGATAGATCAGGTAGTGTAGGTCATCCATATGGTAACAATAACTATATTGTTACAGCATTTGGTCCTGCACCTAGTCTATGTGCGGTAATAGATGGATTGTTTATATCAATAGATGTCGATAAAGTATATAACGCTGGACTTAAATTCGACGAACAGTTTAAGTTTCATCATTATGATATAGATTTTTGTATTCAAGCTTGTAGTAAGAAATTATTAATAGGTACGTGGCCAATATGGGTAACCCATCGATCTCCGGGGTTAAAGTCTCTAGAAGATATTAATTGGTCTTTATCTAATAAACTATTTTGCATTAAATATAAAATATAATAATATACATTATGGTCATTAAACAAGACATTTACGATGGTAGTTTAATTCATAAGCGTTTTGCTTATAAATTCTTTAAACATGATACTCTAGCTACAGGTAATTTAGTAGTTTTTAGAGCTCCAATGAATGTTACCACCAACCTGATTGATTTAGAGGACTCGATGTCTAATGATTATATCTGGTCTGATGATGCTATTAATTTTTGTTGGGAAATACCTATGATTGATAATGCTATGGGTGCAGTAGCATTTCAAAGACTCTTTAACACTCAAATAGCTACAATATTACACAAATATATTAATGCACCTATTGAAATGAAGGGTGATGATCTCATGGTCCATAAGGAACACGATCAAGGTGGTATTGTACAACAAAAAGGTAAAGCTAGTGTGAGTATAACACATGTTTACGATCGAGTAGCTCTCGGTCATACCGCTATTAATATTACAGCTGGTAAGAAAGCTCCCGCTTTTGCGTTCTCCACAAAACTTACTAATGATGAAGTTGAGAGTTTCATCGATGATGTAACTCAAGCTTTCTATAATATGTGTGATGATATGTTTGTTGCTACAACAAAAATACAGCTTAGGTAATATATCATATATTAAGAGTTTATAACAAACTTGAGTGGGTGTTAAAAAATTATTAGCATCCACTCAAGTTTTTTTATTGTATCATATTGATAAATATCGGATATGGAGTTGTGGTCAATACTAATTAGTATATTTGGAGTAATAGGTGCCGCGTATACCGGGTTACATGTTTACTTTAAAAGCAAATCAGCATCAAAGATTGAATCCTTTAAATCTATTATGGAGGAATCTAAAAGATTTAGGGAAGAGATTAGAGAAGAATTAGATAAAGTAAAAACGGAAGCAAAAGCTGAAATTAAAGTATTACGTGATCAGATACACCAATATGAACAAAAGATTCAAGAATTAGAGGAACGGTTAAGGGATGCATTATCTCCGCATACTTGGTTATATTACTATATACAAAAACCTGTTAAATTGTTCGAAATAGAAAATATCCTTAAGAGACATTTAAATGATTCTGATAGTGTATTGATAGTAGGTGATGATCCACATACACATAAGACCACAGATGCAGTAGCTGAACGTAATAAGTGGAATTTCATCAAAGCATGTAATAGTACTACTGCTATAGACATATTAAAATTTAACCAACTTAAAGTTATAGTCATCGATCTTGTATTACCGGTGGCTGATGTGTTTGAAATACTTAACGCTATACACGAAAATAAGAAATTATCTAATATTCCAATCGTAGTAATTTCATCTTTCAATTTAAAAGATGTTGATAGATCACTGATTCATACTAAAATACACGATAATTTAACAAATATACCGTAATGCTTTTTGATGTACTATCGGATATACTATTTAATAAACGCGGTGATCAATTACAGTCTGTAGATAATGAAGTTGATATAAATCCGTATATGTTAAATAGGTGGATTTCTATGCATTCACCTGAATGTGCATTTATTGTTAATGAATATAACAATAAATGGTGGTCGGTATTACAAAATAAAAACGATTGGTATAGATTTAATTTAAGTGTTATACCGAGATATCGTCCATCTAAACTATCTTATATCAAGAAGTCCAGTAAAGAGAAGAAGGTAGTTAGTGATGATAATAAAGTATATGAGATTCTAGCTCATAACCTTGAATTATCGATAAGAGAGGTTAAATCATATATATCAGATAATAATATCGATATATCAACACTAAAGAAAACATTTAAAAATGATAAGTAACGACCCATTTGCAGTAGATAAAGACCGTATGGAAGAGGATATTAAAACCAACCATAACGGAGGATTAATAGAATTAAGTAATTATGCTGGTAGTGATATTAATCTATTAAATTGGGAAATTACTAGTTTAATAGATGATGTGTTATTAGTTGAATACGCTGATGGTGATTCATCTAATAAAATGACTGGCGGTATATTAGTACCTACCGGCGCTACACAATCGGTATGGCGTATAGGTAAGGTAATGATTGCTGGACCTAAAGCTACAGTTAAATCCGGTCAATATGTAATGTTTCCTCACGATAAAGGATTAAAAGCTAAAAACGTAAATGGTCGGAGAGAAGTAGTATTCTTAAATGAGCAGCGAATTTTCGGTATAGTATCACCTAAGCAATAAATAATTAGGTGAAATTGTCGTTAAGTGGTTTATCTTCATTGCTCAAAGTTAATGCAGGAGAGTTATTATTCAGACGTCGTAGATCTGGACCCGGCCCATTTCGTAGAATGTTAGCTACTAATGATTTACTACTACTAAATAGTATATCAGGAAAAATTGCATTAAATTACCGTAAACCTACCGCATACCCACCTTATAATCCCACCGCATATAATCTACTATGTGTGTGGGATATTTTTATGCAAGATTTTAGAATGGTACCTGTAGATGCAGTAGAGGTTATATCTGTAATACCTACTAAACCACCTGAAGCATTCTGGGAATACTTCAATAATAAGCTATCGAAAATGAGTGCTATTGAAAAAATGTCATTCATGCAAGGTTGAGTACTTGAAAAGATTATTATTATATCTAAGTTAATATCATACAATGATTCTATTAACCGAACAAATTGAAGATTCACTGAAACAATGTTTTCAGAAAGATATTCAAATTATATCTAAAGATAAAATATTAATATCCGGTAAATTGATTTTATATAAGATTATAGATTATACTATCACATTAACCTTTCAGATAGATAATGAATCGAAAAATATAGACATACCATACCCATTTAATATTGAAAAAACGGTTAATGGTTTTAGTTTTATATATACATTAAATTCGCTATGCGATAATGATAGTAATTTATTATCAATAATACAAGGTATATCAAAAAAAAGAGATAGTAGGTTTTACAACAGTTACGTTAATTTCTTTATAGTATGAAAACATATTACAGCATTTTTTCGGGTATCATATATGAAGTGTATGATAAAGAAGTAAAAAACTTAGATGAGGGTCAAATACCACTCATTAAGCGTCCTAATTGTTCATGTAAAAATTGTTATGGTAGGGGTTGGGATTATCATGATAAAGATCGTGGAGTATATAATGTATGTAAATGTATGAGAAAACTCATCGACCCATCATACCAACCCCAACAGATTAAATTATTACCTAAGATTTAGTGTTGTACACTTTAGAATATACTGTAATATCAATACAATGAAAGATATTACGCATTTATCGTGTACTGATATTTTTCCTAAAGGGTTCACACCTAGGGAAAATCAAGTTCAATGTATAAACAAAACTCTAGATTATTTTCGTACCGGTGGTAAGTTTGTAATCATTAATGCACCTACAGGTTCAGGTAAAAGCTTAATAGGTGCAGCATTATCAGAATTAGCCGAACCGCCAAGTAATGAGTATCGTGATGCTGTATTATCTTATAAAGCTTATGATTTAATGGATGGACCAGATTTTACCGATGTTTATAGTGGATGCTTTGTGTTAACTACCACTAAAACATTACAGGATCAATATTCTAATACTTTTGATTATGGTTATGTATTAAAGGGTAAAACAAACTATCAATGTACAGAAAATAATGAAGTTGCAGTTGATTTCGGTCCTTGTGTATTAACACCAAAAGTACGCAGAGGTTGTTGGGCTAGAAATTCATGTCCATACTATACTTCAAGAAATAATATACTCGTTAATAAACTATCATTCCTGAACTATAGTGCTTTTTTTCATCTACAAAATAACATAAAGTACCGAAATATTATTGTATGTGATGAAGCATCTGAGATTGAAGATGAGTTAGTGAAGGCATATTCAGTAACTATTACATATAAACATCTTGATATTTTAAATATACCATACAAGAAATTAGAAGATGATGGTGCAGCTCGAGGTTGGTTAACAGATATATATGAATCAGTTAAATCTACATGTAAAGATTTAATGGAACAATTTGCTAATAAAATCAATCTAACACAAAAAGATACAATACGTCTCCGGTATGCTAATCAATTACACAATTCTATCGAGAAGGTGCTAGGTTGTTGGGATTTTGTTGAATATATAATAGAGAAAGATGATAAAACGGTTCAAGCTATACCTTTAAAGGTTGATTATTTATCAAAACACTTATTTGATTATGCAGAGCGAATTGTATTAATGAGTGCTACTATTATCGATCATGCAAATTATGCTAAATCGTTAGGTATAAAGGATTATAAATATATTGAAGTAGATTCTACATTCAGTCCTAAAAAATCTCCTATATATTGTAGTGATAAGTTTCCGTTATCATATAAGACAATGGATCGTAATCTACCTAAAGTAATAGATATGGCAGTATCAATATCTGATAAACATAATAATGAGAAGGGTATTATACATACATATACTTTCGCTATTACACAGAAACTTAAACAGAAACTACACGGTAAGAGGTTCTTATATAGAGAAGAGGGTGTTACAAATGAAGATATTTTATCCGAACACGGACTTAGAACTGACCCCACAGTATTGGTATCACCTTCTATGGCTTTTGGTGTTGATCTGAAAGATGATGCTGCTAGATGGCAAATCATTATGAAAATGCCATATTCATCATTAGCATCCAAACGTATTAAGAAATTAGCCGAATTAGATCCTAGATGGTATACTAGAAAGATGTTAACATCTTTCGTACAAATGTGTGGTCGGAGTACAAGATCAGAAGAGGATCATAGTGTAACGTATGTATTAGATGGTAGCATTATTAATATAATGCAAAGATGTAGAGATCTATTACCAAAATATTTCTTACAGCGGTTTATATGATAAGTATGTAAAATGGAGCAGCAACCGTTTTATTTTGAATTAGAAGATCAACTCAAGATGCTTTTAACGGCAATCGACGGTTGCATGGTCAGACGATATAATAAGGATAGAACATCAACAGATAAAATATCTGTTCGTTATGTATATGCACCTAAGCAACGAGCATTACATGATTTAACAAATAAAGCTCAACACATAACATTACCAGTAGTAGCTTATTGGTTAAAGGGTGTGTCTCTTGATAATAAAAGGTTATTCAATAAGTTAGATGGTAGTGATCAATATGTTAATGGTGAATTAAAACATATACCACAGCCATTACCAGTAAGAATAGATGTTAGTGTATCTATACTAACAAAATTTCAAACAGATATGGATCAGATTATTAGTAATCTGGTATCATATTTTCAACCATATATTGTTATAAGCTGGAATAGATTTAACTTACCGCTGTTAGAAATACGTAATAAAGTAATATGGGATGGTAATGTTAATTTAAGTTACCCAATAGATATTAACGATAATCAACCTACTAGAATTACAGGGGATACATCATTTTCAATAGAAGGTTGGATATTTAAAGAAGATGAAAACTTTTCAGGTGAAATACGCACCATAGAGGCATCATTTAGTACACTTTCTGCAATAAGTAGAAAGATATCAGAAAATATAATTACAGAAGATAATACAGAAACTATTACCATATCAGGTAATCCGCTTCTAGTTAGCTGTTACCCAAATAGTATATTAACCGGTAATAATACTCAGATAACAGTATATGGTAATTTTATACGTGGTATATCTGCTGCATATATAAGCGGTGATACGGTATATCCAGAAGCATCTAGCATAATAGTAGATCCGTTTAGTTCAAGTAGAACTCTATCAGCTGATAATCCACCATTTTATGGTATACCTATTAATTTCAGTATAAACACTGAAAATAGTATAACAATAGATATACCATCACCTATAGATGTTGGTAATATAGATGTCATATTTGTTAATAGAGTGGGGTATGATAAATTAACAAATCAATATAGTTCAGGTATTAATGTATTTGAATCTTAAGTATCTTTACATAAAGTGAAGATATGAATAAACGAATACAATTATTAATATTATTATCTATTTTATTGATTACTGGATGTAAAAACATTGACGCCGGATTTAATAAACTAGGTTATCAAAAAATAGATGAAGCTAATAAAAAGATATCATCGATTCAATATGAATCTAATAATAAATTATTAGAAATACAAAGACAAAAAGATATCGAGACGAAAAAATTCATAGAAGCTCTTAATAATCAAATGCAGAGAGCTGCCGATGAATTATTTGCTGCAAATTATGCATTTTCTCTTAATCTTAAACCTGATCGTAACAGTATAGTTGTAAATTATCACGTTCGTAGTGCTACAGAATATTTAAAGATGCCCCCATCGGTTGAAGCTGTTAATAAGCATTTATCTGAAGTAAGTAGAGAACTTGATGAGACAAAAACTACACTTAATGAACTAAATTCAAAATATCTTGAGCAAGTATCTAAAGCTGACCAAATTATTAAAGATAAAAATGAAATAGTTAATAGAAATATTAAACTTGAACAAGATAAAATATTGGCAGAAAAAGAACGCGATGAAAAAATTAAAATAATTCAAGATCAAAAAGATGCTGATGCTCAAAAAATATTAGATGCTCAACAACAAGCATTAAATGAAAGTAAAGATAGAGAAAAGTTAATACGTAAATTGACAATCGGTGCAGGTATAATATCTGTTATTTTCTTGATTATTGCAGTATATTTACCCGCATTTAGAAAAGAATCAGCAATTATATCCGGAATTATGGGTGGTGTGGCTATATCCCTACCATTTATAGAACCTTGGATGGTAATAACGGCTTTAAGTATTATATTCTTTGGTTTATTAATATGGGTAGGTATAAAACATGTTTTATCATCTAAAAATACACAAAAAATAGTAGATATAGAGAGTAGAGTATCTAAAAATTTAGTAAATGTAATCCAGGATATTAAAGATAAAAATAGAGACGTATTTGATAATCATATTAAACCGATTTTAGAGGATTGGAATACAATTGTGACAAAAAATAAAGATGGGTCTATAACTAAAATAAAGGATACAGAGGTTGAGCATGTAATTGATGAAAAACTCATATCATCTGATCGTAAATAGTGTAGTAATATACATCAATATTGATAAATAGTAATATGGCAGAATATAATATACCTACTGGTAGTGCTGTAGATCGTTCTAGTACTATAGGTCAACAATTTTTACGTACTGTAATGTCACACATGCCCTATTATTCTGGAGGTAGAGTAATAGATAATGTAGATACTATCAATCCGGCATATAAGCATTTTTATAAAACTGGATCAGATAGAGATGAAAAGATTCAGCGTAAATCTGTTTCTGTACCATACACCGGTCAAGATGTTGCTACGATAGTTAATACTATGTCTGAGCGTGGGTATAATGACATATTATATGCATCTGTAGATAAGGATAAAGGTAAGCGTATTAGAGAATATCGCATGATGGCTGCATATGCGGAACTAGCTAACGCATTAGATGAAATATGTGATGAATTTATAGTAAAAGATGATGTAGGTAATATAGTAAGATTAGAACTTCCAGAAGATTTAGATAATGAAATTAAGAAACAACTACAAACAGAGTTTACTAAGTTTATAAACTATTACGATTTAGAGAATAAAGGTTGGGAATATGCTAGAGGTATATTGACAGATTCTGAATTATTTTTTGAAAACGTAATAAATCAAAATAGGCCAGATTTAGGTATTTTAGGTGTAATAAGCATGCCACCAGAGCTTATTAATCCATTATATGATAATGTACAAAATCTGCTAATAAAAGGGTTCTTATTAAAAAAACCCATTATAGATCCTAAGAGTCAAAAAGTGCTTAGTGAGCAATTAATACCATTAGAAAAAACTCAAGTTACATATATTAATTCTGGTATATGGAATGAAGATAAAACTATAAGGTTACCTTTTATAGAAAACTCAAGACGTGCATATAAGCAATTATCTATGATTGAGGATTCAATCGTAATATATCGTTTAGTTCGTGCACCAGAGCGGTTAGTATTTAAAGTAGATGTAGGTAATATGCCTACAGATAAAGCTGAACAGTTCTTACAAGGGTTAATGCAGAAGTATTGGTCTAAAAAGACTTATGATAATGATAAAGGTACGAATGCTAATGTATATAACCCTCAATCAATGTTGGATAGTTATTGGTTTGCTAAAAGACCAAACTCTGAAGGAACTACTGTAGATGTATTACCTGGTGGTCAAAATCTAGGTAATCTAGAAGATTTAATATATTTTCAAAAGAAACTATATAAATCATTAAAAGTACCAGCTAATAGATTAAATCCAGATACACCGTATGCTGATGGTGCTGAAATTACCAGAGAAGAGTTAAAATTCGCTAGGTTCATTATTCGTATTCAAGAACAGTTTGCTGTTGGATTAAAAGATTCGTTTATAACCCACCTCAAACTACGTGGGTGGTGGGATGATTATGAATTAAAGGAAACTGATGTTAAACTAAAATTTAATGAACCGTCATCATTCAATACTCTAAGAAGTCAGCAAATATTCGAGATGAAAGCTAATAACTACAACTCGATGTGTGAAAATGAATTTATATCTAATACATATGCACAAAAACGGTGGTTAGGTCTGTCAGACGGTGAGATTAAAGCTAACCGTGAATGGTTACGTAAAGATGCAGCATTTAAGTGGGAGATAGATCAAATAAGTCAAGGTGGACCTAATTGGAGAGAGGCAGCAAGTGAAGGTAGTGCGGGTGGTTCAGAATCAAGTGGAGGTGGTGGAGGTGGTAGTGAAATACCACCAGCATTTGGACCCGGACCGAAGGGTGGTAGTATAAGTACTGAAGGTGAAACACCAGAAGGTGAAACACCAGAAGCTGGTGGTCAGGAACCTTCAACCACTAACATGGAATTACCACCAACTAAAGAAACTGAAGAAGTTGTACAGTCTGTTAGTAATAAAGGATCTAAATTACCGTAATTAATGAAATCCATAGAATCCATATATAACTCAATTTTATTAGAGAATCAGAATCCTAATAATATAGATCTTAAACTATTAAAGAAATGTGTTAATGGTAAATATACTATTGTTAATGGTAAATATACTATTAATGATGATAGAACTATAGATGTGAGTGGTTCTGTGGATCTAAGCAGTGAAAATCTAACAAATATTCCGTTTAAGTTTAGAAATGTAAGTGGTAATTTTTATTGTGGGGATAATAAACTTAAAAACTTATATGGATCACCTGTTAATGTTGATGGTGAATTTTGGTGTAGGTGGAATTATCAACTCACATCCTTAGATGGAGCACCTAATAAGGTGGGTGGCGATTTTTATTGCTGTTTTTGTCCTAAACTACCCTATTCAGAACTATTTAAAATAGTTGATAGAGTGAAAGGTGATATATATTATTCTTCATATCAGATACCTGATGATAAAGACAAAATCAGAAGAGATAGAGATGTTAAAGATGTATTAAAAGATAGTGAGTTAGGAAATCTAGATGTATGAAATCCTTAGAATCCATATATAACTCAATTTTATTAGAGAATCAAAATACTAATAATATTGATATCAAACTATTAAAGAATTATGTATACGATACGCCTGGTACATACACTATTAATGATGATGGGTCTATAGATGTGGATGGTAGTGTAAATGTAAACATTAAAAATATAGCAAAGATTCCGTTCAAATTTAGAAATGTAAGCGGTACTTTTTCGTGTATTCGTAGTCGACTCACATCTCTAGATGGAGCACCTATTAATGTAGGTGGTAGTTTTTACTGTTATAATAATCGACTTACATCATTAGAAGGTGCACCTATTAATGTGGGTGGTGATTTTTGGTGTAATCGTAATCAGCTTACATCTCTAGAGTATGCACCTAAAATGGTGGGTGGTACTTTTATTTGTTATGATAATCCTAATCTCTCCTATTCAGAACTATTTAAAATAGTTGATAAAGTGAAAGGCGACATCTACTATTCATCTATAAATACTCCAGAAGATAAAGACAAAATTAGAAGAGATAGGGATGTTAAAGGTGTATTAAAGGATGATGAATTAGGAAATTTAGATGTATGAAATCTATAGAATCCATCTATAATTCAATTTTATTAGAGAATCAAAATTCTAATAATATAGATATTGAGTTATTAAAGAATTATGTATACGGTACGCCTGGTACATACACTATTAATGATGATGGATCTATAGATGTGGATGGTAATGTAATTTTAGTTGATAAAAAGCTAACAAAGATTCCATTTAAATTTAGAAATGTAAGTGGTAGTTTTTATTGTAGTTATATTAAACTCACATTTTTAGGTGGATCACCTATTAATGTAGGTGGTGATTTTTTTTATTGTTCTAATAATCACCTCACATCTCTAGATGGAGCACCTAATTTCGTGGGTGGTAATTTTTATTGCTATCATAATCCTAATCTCTCATATACGGAGCTATTTAAGATAATTGATAATGTTAAAGGTAATATTTATTATTCATCTAAAACTATTCCCGAAGATAAAGATAAAATCAGAAGAGATAGAGATGTTAAAGATGTATTAAAGGATAATGAATTAGGGAGTTTAGATGTATGAAATCCTTAGAATCCATATATAATTCAATACTATTAGAGAATCAAAATACTAATATTGATATTGTTCTATTAAAAAGTTGTGTTAATGGTATACCTGGTACATACACTATTAATAATGATGGATCTATAGATGTGGATGGTAGTGTAGATATAAGTAATGGAAGACTAACAAAGATTCCGTTTAAATTTAGACATGTGAGTGGGGGTTTTTATTGTTGTGATAATCAACTTACATCTCTAGAAGGCGCACCTAAATATGTGGGTGGTGGTTTTGGTTGTTATGGTAATCAACTTACATCATTAGAAGGTGCACCTAATAGAGTAAGCGGCGGGTTTTATTGTGATAATAATCAACTCATTACCTTAGATGGAACACCTAAAACGGTGGGTGGTAGGTTTCTTTGCTACGATAACCCTAATCTTCCTTATTCAGAATTATTCAAAATAGTTGATAAAGTGAAAGGTAACATATATTATTCTTCATATCGGACACCTGATGATAAAGATAAAATCAGAAGAGATAGAGATGTTAAGGATGTACTAAAAGATGATGAATTAGGTAATTTAGATGTGTAGTTGATATATAATAACTACACTCTATAATTATATACTATATGTTATGTCCGGTATGTAACAAGGATTTTACACCTAATAGTGTAATATTAAAGCGATGTATAAAGAGTAACAAACAGCCATGTTGCTCAAGAGCATGCGGTATAAAATATTCATATATTCTTAACGGTGAAAATGTTAAACAACAACGTAAGAATACTATGGTTAGTCGCTATGGTGTGGAACATGCAGCACAATCTAAAGATATACAGAATAAAACAAAGAGTACTAATTTAAAGAATCTTGGAGTAGAGTATCCCACACAGTCTATAACAGTAATAGAAAAACGTAAGATTAATACATTAAATGCTTACGGTGTAGAGCATACACTGCAACGTAATGATGTAATAAATAAGCGATTAAATACGGTATTTAATAAGTGCTGTGAAGATAATCCAAATTTCAAAATTCTACGATCCAGAGAATCATTTATTGAGTATATTATTAGTAATTTTACTAACAGAAAACCGTTAATAATTGAAATTGCTGCATTATCAAAGATAAATTATAGTACGATAAATCTGTATGTTAATAAACTACAAGTAAGAGATTATATATGTGATCACGTTAATTCATCATTATGTGAAAAAGAAATTTTAGATTATATAAAATCTATCTTACCTTTAGGTACTGATATTATAGAGAATACTAAAGCTGTAATATCTCCATACGAACTTGATATCTATATACCCTCTAAAAATATTGCATTTGAATATAATGGCAACTATTGGCATAGTGAGATAAACAAGAATAAAGAGTATCATCAAATAAAATCTATATTATGTGAAAAGAAACATATTAGATTAATTCATATATTTGAACATGAGTGGGTAGAAAAGAAGAGTCTAATAAAATCTCTCATAAATGAATCTCTTAATATAGATACCAACAAAATATATGCTAGAAAGTGTGAAGTAAAAGAAATAGATAATAAAACATATTCAGATTTTTGTATCAAAAACCATTTACAGGGATATGCTCCAGCAAAAATTAAACTAGGATTATTTTATCAAAATGAGTTAGTACAACTCATGTCGTTTTCTACTCCAAGATATAAACAAGGAGTAAAATATGAATGGGAAATTATCAGAGGTTGTCCTGGTAGTTTATCAAGAGTGATCGGTGGTGTAGGAAAACTATTTAAACATTTTGTCAGACATTATAAACCTAAATCTGTAATGTCTTATTGTGATTTTGCTAAGTTTAATGGTATATCATATGAAAAGATAGGCATGAAGTACGAGAAACTTACAGTTCCTGGATTTAAATGGTATATACCAGAGGTTGGAGTATTTAACAGAGATCCATATAAAAGAAAGCAATATATGGATCAAGGTGGTGTAAGAATATATGATTCGGGTTCTAAAGTTTTTGCTGTATATTTCGATGAAGCATCTTAAGTATAGTATATGGCTCTTTATCCGTTATCCGCATATTATTCTACTACATTAGCTCCCCGTGTAACATCCTACGAATTATTAACAGATAGAATATTAAGACAGTTAGGTGCACCCTTAATTAACTTAGAGGTGGCATGTTCTACTGTATATGATCACATAAGTCAATCAATAGAATGGTTCACTAAATATACGGGACATACTGAAGAGTTTCTTATTTTTGATTCTAAAATGTATACTCACGGGTTGGGTATAAAACTAGATCGATTATTTAGTATTACACCAGAAACATCAGCTTCTGATATATCTGCTACAAACTTTCAAGATATGAGCGGTAATGTAGTTAATAATCCTAACTACATTATTGATTATGATTTAAATTCATACCGTAAAGTTAAAGCGGTTCAATCATTTGTAGAAGGTTCATCATCCGGTATTAATTCACTATTCACTATTGAGCAAGCATTAGCGCAACAAACATACTTTGCATATGCTCTCGGTAATTACGGATTCGATCTCGTAACTTGGGAAATTATGAAGCAATGGTTAGAAATGCGCGAACGCGTATTAGCACAAAAAGTATATTACCGTTTTGATCCACGAACTCAATATTTACGCATACTACCGGAACCAACTCCCGACAAAAAATATTATGGTTTAATTCAGTGTACGGTTGAAAGACCTGTACGTGATCTCGTACGTGAACGTTGGGTAATGCAATATGCATTAGCGCTTACTAAAATAACAATAGCCAATGTGCGCGGAAAATTTGGTAGTACTGCTTTATTTGGTGGTGGATCATTGAATGCTACAGATTTAATGACTCAAGGTCTTGCTGAGAAAGATAAACTAGAGCAAGAATTAATGTATACCGCTGGAGATACAGATGTCCTTCCGTTTTTAGTTGGTTGATTTATTATAATCGTTATAATAAAAAACCGTATATTATCCAGATGATATGACTAAGTAAATAACATTATAGTAGTATGTCACTGAAACTTATCGCAGATCTTCCTATTACCGAATCTCTTGATTTTCTCTTAGAAGAGAAAAATAAAGATGGTCCGAGTACGCTATACGTTAAGGGTCCATATCTAATGGCTGAAGATTTTAATAAAAATCATAGAAAGTATAGTATAGATGAAATGGTATCTGAAGTAGATAGGTTTAATAGGGAGATGATTGCTGAAAAACGATCTCTCGGTGAACTAGAGCATCCACAATCAGCATCCATTAATAGTGAGCGTGCTTGCCATATGATTTTAGAGCTTAAACAAGATGGTAATTCATTTATAGGTAAATCTAAAATATTATCATCACCGATGGGATTATTAGTAAGATCATTAATATTAGATGGTGTAAAGTTAGGTATGTCTAGTAGATCTCTCGGTAAGTTAGTACCGTTATGTGAGGGTCGTCATCGTGTACAAAATATGAGATTGGTGACAGTAGATTGTGTTGCTGATCCTAGCTACCCTAAAGCCTTCGTAAACGGTATACTTGAATCTAAACAATATGTTGTTAATGCTGATGGTACCCTAGAAGAAACATACGACGCATTTGAATCAGCAATATCTACGCTACCACGTAAAGATATTGATGCATATTTGAGAGAACAAGTAATGAACTTTCTAAAAACACTTAAATAATATCATGAATAAGAACTCAAAACCGCTACAGTATAAACTTCTTCATCAGCTAACTGAAAATAACTATAGTGATGCTAGCAAGACTCTTGAATGTTTATTAGAATCTAAAATACGCAATCGAGTAAAACGTAAACTACAAAGAGTCGATGAAGGGTTATTCGATAGACTTCGCGCAAAAGCTTCCGGTACTTGGTCTGGTGTAAAAGCTAAAGCTCAGAATGTAGGTACTCGCGTATCTTCTGCTGGTAAAGCATTATCACAAGTAATGAATGATGAAGATGGGGAGGGTGTGCAACGAGGTATGGAAACCCTTAGAAGTGCAGGTAAACAGATTAGATCTAATGATCCCCTTAAAGTAAAAAAGGCTAAACAAGCAGATAGTTTAATAGCTGCATTCGAGAGAGATCTAAGTAAACTATATCCAGGTCTTAAAGCGGATAAAGCATTAAGAACTATACGTCAGCAAATTAACATGACAAAGGTACCCGAAAAACTATTTTAATAAATATAACATATGGCAACTGATATTAAACAACTTCTAAAAGAAGCTACAAAAGATCTACTTACCGCTGAAACTTTAACAGCTATTGAAGAGTCTGTTAACACTAAGGCTGACGAAAAAGCTAAACTTCAGATAGAAGCAGCTCTTGTAGCTCAAGATGAAAAACATTCACAGATGCTAACTTCTCTTATGGAGAAGATGGACACCGACTATACCAATAAACTACAAAAGTTAATTGATAGGGTTGATGAATCTTATGCAGCTAAATTACTTAAGGTTAAAGGTATCTATGATGCTAAGGTATCTAAATTAAACACACAACTCAATGAATCAGCTGAAAAATATATCAATACCTTAAATTCAAGAATTGATACATTTCTTGAATCTAAACTTAATGAAATTGTACCTGAAATTAAGCTTAATGAAGCTGTAGAGAACGTCAGAGCTGTTAAAATTCTCGAGCAAATTAGATCGTTGGTAGGTATTAATGAGAGTGACGTCAGCAGTGAAGTAAAGGCTGCTATGATTGATGGTAAAAAGCAAATTGATGAATCAAAATCTCAATTAGATGCTGTTATTAAAGAAAATACAGAATTAAAACAAAAAATCACTCAAAAAGAAGCCGATCTATTACTTGAACAAAAAACAGTCAAACTACCACTTAAAAAGCGTAATTATGTAAAGAAAGCGTTTGAGGGTAAAGATGCTACATTTATCAATGAGAATTTTGATTATGTAAGTAAGATGTTCGATAGCGAAGAAGTAGTTGAGACAAATAAAGCTAGAAGTAGTGCATCTAAGGTTGCTGATAAGGTAGATACAAATATGGTAATTACTGAGTCAACAAAGCAATGGGAAGTTACTAATAGCCCGATGATGAGTGAATACCTTAAAGGTTTATAATATAAGCGAACAAAAAAACCGCTCCAAAATAATTTGGAGCGGTTTTTTTATGTTTAGATGAAATCTTAAGCTGCAGAAAGGTAAATATTAATATCAAGTTGAGGTACTAAGAGTACCTGAGGTTAGAGACAAAATAAATAATTATATTACAAACAAACTCATATGAAACCATCTGAGCAATTCATTAGCCGCGGAAGAGCAGAAACACTATTAAAGAAGTGGTCTCCTATTCTAGAGCATACATCTGATTCAATCAGCCCGATCAAAAATGATCATACAAAACTTAGCACAGCTATTCTTCTTGAAAATCAAGAAAAGTACTGTTTTGAGTCTGCCAATATCGCCGGTGACGGTGGTGTATTCGGCGCTACACTACAAGGTACCCCAGGTCAGGGTGGTAAGTTCTCCAATGACTTCTATGCATCTGGTGATGCTCGCCTACCTAAAGTTCTAATCCCGATGATTCGCCGTACATTCCCTGAGCTTATTACAAATGAGCTAGTCGGTGTACAACCTATGTCAGGTCCGGTTGGACTTGCTTTCGCTCTCCGCTTCAAGTATGAAGCTGATGCGCTTGGCGACTACAAATATGACGGTTCATCAACCCTTAATGGAGCTACTCCAGGTAACCGCGCCGTTAGTGACGGTCAGGAAGTTGGTTGGAATTATCTCAACTCTGCATTCACTGGTGCTTCATCTGACGCTCTATCCGGTCTCGGTGCTGGTTCAGACTTCGAATTCGTAGCCGGTGATACTGGTGTTGCTGATATTCTTAAGAACTTCGAGTTAACTGCGAATATCCCGCAGATGACCCTTGATTTCTTCAAGACAGCAGTTGAAGCCGGTACTCGTCGTCTAGCAGCTCGCTGGAGCGTTGAGCTCGAGCAAGATATCAAGAACATGAACGGTATTGATATCGATAACGAGCTTACTAACGCAATGAGTTATGAAATCCAGGCTGAAATCGACCGTGAAATGATCATGCGTATGGTTCAGATCGCTCTCAAGGCTGGTGTCGGCGCTGGTTACAGCTTCTGGTCACCGGTTTCTGCTGACGGTCGCTGGTTAGGTGAGCGTAATCGTGATTTCTACCAGAAGATCATTGTTGAAGCAAACCGTATTGCTATTCGTAATCGTCGCGGTGCTGCTAACTTCATCGTTGCTACACCTCGCGTATGCTCGATCCTCGAAATGTTACCTGAATTCGCATTTATGCCTGTTAACGGTAACGTCAATACCGCTCCTACCGGTATTGCGAAGGTCGGTACACTAGGTGGTCGCTTCACCGTTTACCGTGATACACGTACAGAAGCTCAATACCAAGTCGGTCAACGTTCTGCATATCTTGAGTATGCATTACTAGGCTATAAGGGACCTGAGTTCTATGATACCGGTATCGTATACTGCCCATACATTCCTGTTATGGTACAGCGTACAATAGCTCCGAACGACTTCGCACCTCGCGTAGGACTTATGACGCGATACGGAGTAGTTGATCACATCTTCGGTGCTAATCTATACTACCACGTAATTATCGTTAAGGGTCTAGGTACCGCCTTTACCCCAGGTCAACAAAGTGTTTACCTATAACATAATTAGTCAGTAAATAAATTCAAATCCCCGACATTTAAGTGTCGGGGATTTTTTTGTTGATAATGGTTAAACTAAAGATAATATCATAAATCAACAACTTAAATAATGAATACAGCATATACTATTATAGGTACACACGCCGGGGAAACAATAGATAAGATATTTGACCGTAAAATTAATGATATCAATACCGTTGGACACACTTATTGGTTATTTCATAGCAGTAAAGTGTCTAAAGATGTTTTTACTAAATTAGTACCGACCAAGATTATGTTTCTATTACCTAAAATAATAGGTAGCGCTAAACCAACTAAGTCATCAACTACTGGTAATAGATTTATATCCTTTACTAATAATTCAGAAATATCATTTAATCCACTACTATCTCCAGTTACTGGTAAAATATCTAATAAGTCTATAGCATTTAAATTATCTAATATTACATTAATTTCAGATCCATATAAATTATATCTCCCTAATAATGTAACATTTAATCAATTTGCTGGTACTATAATATCTACAGATAGCAATATTTCATCTATAAATTATAGATATTGTGTAGGTTGTGGTGATATTATAGATTGTGGATATGTAAGATTATAATATCCCCTAGACTATAATCTAGTAAGTATACAATATGGCAAGACCTAAGAAAACTATCATTACAGAAACACCCATCGTTAATACCACAGAACAAGTAACTGAACCGATATTAGAAGTTCAGAATACTACAGTTAATATCACTGAAAAGGTTAACACAGAACAACCAATTGAATTCAATAATGTCTCTCAAAATATCATGGTTGAAAATATTCAACCTGTAATTGATCAAGATGCAGTAAATAGAGAACGCTTACGTCGCAGATTACTTGGATACTGCTAATTTTATATGAATAAGGATATTATCAGTATCATACTAGAAGAAATATCGTTATCAGATGCACATATAAGAGAATTATTTCTTCGAGCTAAAAAAGACTCAAAGCCATATGATTTTGCTCAAAATTATGACATAAAGCGTTATACTATTAAGATCGGTAAAAGCTATCCATTAAAGAATGATATAGCATTTAAGTTAGATTTCAATAAGAATTCAGATTTATTATCATCTCGTACGCTTAATAATGTAGAAGAATTGATTAAACTTACAGGTATTACATTTAATGATCTGTATATCGTACCCGTATCAACCAGAAAAGCGTGGAGTTATTTATTATCTGGAGTAGATAAAAACGGTAATGATGTGGTATTCGCTAGAAAAGAAACCGGTAGTGTGGGTGCAGGTAATACATACATATATACAAATCAAGGTAAAGATTTATTCACATATTATATAAAGCGATTAAAATTTGATAATATGAGTATTACAGATAAATTAAAAATGTTAGTATCTAAAGGTGGTAATATTATAGACTTAGGTAATAATACTATATCAATTAATGGTAGTTTAGCAATACCATCAGATACGCTACTCACTCAATATTTCTCTAAGGAAGAATTAAAACATTTACCTGTTATAGATAGTATAGCGGGCGATTTTAGTGTTGGTAGTAAGTATCAATTTAAGGTTAATAGTGTATCTGGTGATTGTAGTATATCTACATCAAATCTTGATATTATACCTAAACACATAGGTGGAGCATTATTATTAGATACTTCATCTTATCCATTACCGATACCTCATGTATTAAAGTATATAAATGACAATATTACAGTAGGTAATATTATCATGGTTAATGGTACTCATATTTCAAAAAATAGTGTTGAGGATTTTATAGAATCATTAAAACGTCGAGGTTATGTTATTAATACAAATAATGATAAATCTATAGATATATTATGCGGTATCGGTGGTACATTATATATAAAAAGTACTATTAATGAAATACCAGTAAAAATTAACAAAGTTAATGGTAATTTACATATTACAGACTCAAGTATTAAATCTTTAAATAATTTTCCATCTTATATAGATGGACACTGTACTATACATAATTCCTCACAACTTCAATCATTAAAGGGTTTAGAGTCTTGTGAATATATTAAAGGTGTGTTACGTATGTCATATCTTGGTATAACATCTCTTGATGCTCTACCTAAAACCTTTACCAGTTTAACAGCTGGTCATTGTTCGAATCTTCAGACATTACCTGCATTGTATAATAATACATGTAATTATAATGTGTATTTATATGGTAATCACAATCTTCCCTATTCAGAACTATTTAAAATAGTTGATAATGTTAGTGGTGATCTATATTATTCATCTTTCAATACTCCAGAAGATAAGGATAAAATCAAAATAGATAGAGATATTAAGAATATACTAAAAGATGATGAATTAGGAAATTTAGATATATGAAATCATTAGAATCTATATATAACTCAATTTTATTAGAGAATCAAAATACTAATATTGATATTGAGTTATTAAAAAGTTGTGTTATCGGTACGTACACTATTAATGATGATGGATCTATAGATGTGGATGGGATGGTACGTTTAACTAATAAATATCTAACAAAGATTCCGTTTAAATTTAGAAACGTGAGTGGTAGCTTTTGGTGTAACAGTAATCCACTCACATCCTTAGAAGGAGCACCTAATAGTGTGGGTGGTGATTTTTATTGCTCTGATAATCAGCTTACATCTCTAGAAGGATCACCTAATACAGTGGGTGGTAGTTTTGGTTGTAATTATAATCAACTAACTTCGCTAGAAGGAGCACCTAATAGTGTGGGTGGTGGTTTTTACTGCTTTATCAATCAACTTACATCTCTAGAAGGTGCACCTAATAGTGTGGGTGGTGTTTTTAATTGCAGTAATAACCCTAATCTTCCTTATTCAGAACTATTTAAAATAGTTGATAGAGTGAGGGGTGATATATATTATTCTTCACATCGAACACTTGAAGATAAAGATAAAATCAGAAGAGATCGAGACATTAAAAATGTATTAAAGGATGATGAATTAGGGAGTTTAGATGTATGATTATACATCTACCATATGAAGAGGTATTACAACTCCGAACCCAACTTCAAGGTGCTTCTGGTCACTTCTACTCAGCATCAACAATACCGACCGCTAACCCATATCCATTGCTAGGTATACTAAGTGCTGGTGATGTGGGTAATGGTATAACTCATTTTTATTCTGTATTACAGTATGATTATAGTACTAATTCATATTTAACAGAGTATATAGATATGAGCGGTAATGAGTTTATAGGTATACTCCGACCATTAAAAGATACCGAACAAATTATTCAATGGAAATATACGGGACCTTTATCAGGTACAGGATTACTAGGTGAATATTATGAAGGTATTAATTTAGATGGTAAATTTTGTGGTACTAGATATAGTAATATAGATTTTATATGGTCAAATCAAACTGAACTATTATCTACCCTAAACTTACAACCTGATGGTCAATTCTCTGTACGGTGGTCTGGATATATACAAATACATAATACAGGATCATACAAATTCCGCACGTTAAGTGATGATGGTATTAGGTTATGGATAGATGATATACTAGTAATAGATGATTGGGAAATGCAAGGTACTACAATTAACACCTCACCGTTTCTGGATTTAGTTGAAGGTTATAGTAAAATTAAAGTAGAATATAATCAATACGGGGGGCCTGGTGATGTACAACTACAATGGACTACACCGATATCTAATAATATATATTCTATAATAAATACTAAATATCTATATTCCCCATATTATATTCATACATGAAATCCTTAGAATCCATATATAATTCTATATTATTAGAGAATCAAAATACTAACAATATAGATATCGAATTATTAAAGAAGTGTGTTGACAGTACATATACTATTAATGAAGATGGATCTATAGATGTAGATGGTGATGTGGATTTATATAATAGGAATTTAACTAAAATCCCTTTCAAATTTAGAAATGTAAGTGGTTATTTTGGTTGTAACAATAATCAACTTACATCCTTAGACGGCGCTCCTAATACTGTGGGTAGATGGTTCGATTGTACTGATAATCAACTAACTTCGCTAGAGGGTGCTCCTAGTAGTGTGGGTGGTGGTTTTTATTGTCATAATAACCAACTTATATCTTTAAAGGGTGCTCCTAGTAGTGTGGGTGATTTTTTTAGTTGTGATAATAATCAACTCACATCACTAGAGGGTGCTCCTAGTAGTGTGGGTGGTGAATTTTATTGTTGTAATAATTCTAATCTACCTTATTCAGAACTATTTAAAATAGTTGATAACGTTAAGGGTGATATTTACTATTCATCAGCTATAATAACTGAAGATAAAGATAAGATTAGAAGAGATAGAGATGTTAAAAACGTATTAAAAGATGATGAATTAGGAGATTTAGATGTATGAAATCCATAGAATCCATATATAATTCAATACTATTAGAGACTCAGAATCCTAATAATATAGATCTTAATCTATTAAAGAAATGTGTTGATGGTACATATACTATTAATGATGATGGATCTATAGATGTGAACGGCGATGTAAATCTAAATAATAAAAAACTAGCAAAGATTCCGTTTAAATTTAGAAATGTGAGTGGTAGTTTTTGTTGTAATGATAATCGACTCACTTCGCTAGAAGGATCGCCTAATACTGTGGGTGGGTATTTTTATTGTTATAATAATCAACTCACTTCGCTAGAAGGAGCACCTAATACTGTGGGTGGTAATTTTTGTTGTAATGATAATCAACTAACTTCGCTAGAAGGATCACCTAATACAGTGGGTGGTGGTTTTTACTGCTTTATCAATCAACTTACATCTCTAGAAGGAGCACCTAATACTGTGGGTGGTAATTTTTGTTGTAATGATAATCAACTAACTTCGCTAGAGGGTGCTCCTAGTAGTGTGGGTGGTGAATTTTATTGTTTTAATAATTCTAATCTACCTTATTCAGAACTATTTAAAATAGTTGATAACGTTAAGGGTGATATTTACTATTCATCAGATATAACACCTGAAGATAAAGATAAAATTAGAAGAGATAGGGATGTTAAAACTGTATTAAAGGATGATGAATTAGGAAATTTAGATGTATGAAATCCATAGAATCCATATATAATTCAATACTATTAGAGACTCAGAATCCTAATAATATAGATCTTAATCTATTAAAGAAATGTGTTGATGGTACATATACTATTAATGATGATGGATCTATAGATGTGAACGGCGATGTAAATCTAAATAATAAAAAACTAGCAAAGATTCCGTTTAAATTTAGAAATGTGAGTGGTAGTTTTTGTTGTAATGATAATCGACTCACTTCGCTAGAAGGATCGCCTAATACTGTGGGTGGGTATTTTTATTGTTATAATAATCAACTCACTTCGCTAGAAGGAGCACCTAATACTGTGGGTGGTAATTTTTGTTGTAATGATAATCAACTAACTTCGCTAGAAGGATCACCTAATACAGTGGGTGGTGGTTTTTACTGCTTTATCAATCAACTTACATCTCTAGAAGGAGCACCTAATACTGTGGGTGGTAATTTTTGTTGTAATGATAATCAACTAACTTCGCTAGAGGGTGCTCCTAGTAGTGTGGGTGGTGAATTTTATTGTTTTAATAATTCTAATCTACCTTATTCAGAACTATTTAAAATAGTTGATAACGTTAAGGGTGATATTTACTATTCATCAGATATAACACCTGAAGATAAAGATAAAATTAGAAGAGATAGGGATGTTAAAACTGTATTAAAGGATGATGAATTAGGAAATTTAGATGTATGAAATCCATAGAATCCATATATAATTCAATACTATTAGAGACTCAGAATCCTAATAATATAGATCTTAATCTATTAAAGAAATATGTATACGGTACATATACTATTAATGATGATGGATCTATAGATGTGAATGGGGATGTATTGATAGGTAATAAAGAGCTAACAAAGATTCCATTTAATTTCAGAAATGTAAGTTGTAGCTTTTGGTGTAACAATAATCAACTATCATCTTTAAAGGGTGCACCTAATAGTGTGGGTGACGGTTTTTATTGCTATAACAATCAACTCACATCTCTATATGGAGCACCACATACGGTGGGTGGTAATTTTAATTGTATTAATAATCAACTTATCACCTTAGATGGAGCACCTAATATAGTATGTGGTAGTTTTCTTTGCTATAATAACCCCAATCTTCCTTATTCAGAACTATTCAAAATAGTTGATAGAGTGAAATATAATATTTATTATTCATCTTACGGTATTCCTGAAGATAAAAATAAAATTAGAAGAGATAGGGATGTTAAAACTGTATTAAAGGATGATGAATTAGGAGATTTAGATGTATGAGACTTTTAGAATGTGACGACATCTAAAATATTTGTATTGAATTTCTACATAAAGATAATATAATAATCATTACACATACCGATTATTACATTCATTGCAGTAATTAATAGTTATAATATATAAATAATACATATATGCATACGTTAAATGAAGCAGCACCAGATTTATATGCTAGATACAAAAAAAGAGGGTCCCTAGTATCAAAATATGAAACACAAGATCAAAAATATAACTTATCTAAATGGTCATATAAAGCATTACAAAACTGTTTATACAACGCTTATGTAGATAAATCTAGACCATTGTTAATTTTCGGTAAAGCTGGTATTGGTAAGTCTGATGTAGTTCGTCAATTTAGTGAGGCTGCAGCTAATAAAGAAAAGCGCACATATGTTGTGTTTAGTGATCTTACCAACGAAGAAAAACAAGAAGTGGTTCAACACCCTGAACAATATTTCGTGTTTTGGGATATTAGAGGTTCACAAGTAGAACCTGATCAAGTGACTGGTATCCCTGATTTAGAAAAAGCTAAACAGCAAGGATATTTAACATATTCTGTACCAGAATGGGTACATTTTGTTACCAGACCAGGAATTAGCGGTCTATTATTCTTAGATGAGATTAATAGAAGCTCCCGTGCAGTATTGAACTCATTCCTTCAGTTAACTCTAGATAGGGTAGTATCTAATAGAAAAATCAGTAAAAATGTAATGATTGTAGCTGCGGGTAATTTAGGTTCAGAGTTTTCCACATCAACAGAAACACTCGATCCTGCAGATATCGGAAGATTTACTGCGGGTGTGTTAGTGGCTGATATTAATGGTTGGACAGAATATGCTATGAAAAATGGTATTAATGATTATATTATATCATTTGCTAAAGCCAACCCAATCGACAACTTCTATAAAGATCCTGAATCAGAAAACTCTCAATATGTATCACCTAGAAATCTAAAGGCTGCATCTAGACGAATGGATTTAGTAATCAAACGTTATGAAGAAGCAGACGCTAAAAATGAAGATGTTAGTGAAGACATATATACAGCCATAGGTGAAGCTGTTGCCGGTGAAACTGGTCCAGAATATGCTAATAGATTCATAGAATATATTAAAGCTATCCATTCATTTGATTGGGCAGAAATACTACAACAATCAGACGAGGATAAGATTAAAGAAATGTCTATAGATCAGTCATGGGCATTAGTAAATTTTATACACGACAATTTATTATCTAGATATGAAGAAGCTCGTAGTAGTAACAATAAAAAAGGTGAAGAGTCTGTATGTAAAGAGTTTGTTACTATAGTAAAAGGGCTACCTGCGGATCAATTAGCGTTTTTAATCAAAAAGCTTAAAATTTCAATAATGAAAGAGCATATTCCGGGTACTTCACTTAAGGAAACCGCTCAAATATTTAAAGAATTCATCACCACTTCGCATACTATTGCAAAAAGTGTTAATGCTGGAGTTGCAAAAAAACTAGCTGATCTAATTAAGAGTATGTCTAGTGTAAATTGATGAAATCCTTAGAATCCATATATAATTCAATTTTATTAGAGAATCAGAATCCTAATAATATAGATCTTAAATTATTAAAGAAGTGTGTAGTTGGTACATATAACATTAATGATAATGGATCTGTAGATGTGAAAGGTGACGTAAATCTAAATAGAAAAAACTTAACAAAAATCCCATTTAAATTTAGAAACGTTAGTGGTTATTTTAGTTGTGGTGATAATCAACTTACATCCCTAGAAGGTGCACCTGAATCTGTGGGTATGAGTTTTTATTGTGGTAGTAATAATCAACTTACTACCCTAGAAGGAGCGCCTAGAATAGTAAGATATGATTTCAATTGTTTAAATAACCCTAATCTTCCTTATTCAGAACTATTTAAAATAGTTGATAGAGTGAAAGGTGATATTTATTATTCTAAAATCATTCCAGAAGATAAAGATAAAATCAGAAGAGACAGAGATGTTAAGAGTATACTAAAAGATGATGAATTAGGAGATTTAGATGTATGAGACCACTAGAATCTATATATAATAATATAAGAAATATTTACAGTAATAACTCACTTAGTTTGATTATAGAGAATACTAATGAGTCTAATATAGAACAGCTCAAACTAGACATAGTTGAAGGTAAGATGAAGCTATATAATATAGCTCCGTATCTAGGTAGGTTAATAAGTGAAGTTAATATTATAATTGTGGATCCGAACGATTCAAATGTAAAAACTATGGGTGTTGATAATCATAATAATCTATACATCAACCCTACATGGTCTACTACATTATCTAAAGATGAATTTCTTGGTGTATTTGCTCATGAAATGTTACATATTGCAAATGGTACTCATATCAGACAGGGGGCAAGAAAATTATCAACTGGTAGTGGTATTACATTATGGAATTTAGCTACCGATGCTGTAATGAATTATGCATTATCTCAAAGCGGTTTTAAAATACCAGAGGGAGGTATAATACCAGATAGTAGTGGTGAGTATCAATTTAAAAATGAAGATGGTAAATTATTAGGTACCATCTATGTAACGGAAAACAGATCACCGCTACCCGCTGAAAACGTATATAATCAAATAGTTGAAATCTTTAAAAACCTTAAGAGTAATGATCAAAAAAGTATTACAGATAAAGATGGTACTACAGATAAACATTTAAATGATGGTGAAGCTAGCGAATCAAGTAAAGGTAAAGCTCAAAAGATATCACCTGAAGAATTAGATGCTGTAGAACAAGATAGGCAGCACAAAATATCTGATGTAGATAAAGGTGAGCAAACAACCACTAATAAAGGTTCTAGTATTAGAGAATTAGTACAAAAATCTATACCCATAAAAATAAATTGGCGAGGTGTTATTACTAAATATCTCAAATTATTAGATAAGAAATCCTATAATTGGATGATACCAAAGAAAAGAGCTTTTGCTTCTGGTTATTACGCTCCTAGTTATAAATCTGATCCTAATAAATTATCTGCAATATTTGCAATAGACACTTCCGGGTCTATATCACCAGAAATGCTTAAAACATTTTTTGATGCTATAGATGGTATGATTAGTGTAGCTAAAAAAATTAACATATATATCATATTATGGCATGAAAATGTATATGATACTATAGGTCCAATTAAGAATTCAAATATGCTATGGGATGCATATAATAAACGTAAACTACAGAGTGGTGGTACTCATATAAGTAGTTGTAATGAGTATATTAAAGATTTAAATGCTGAACTTACCGTATTCTTAACTGATGGTGGTGTTAATGAAAATGATTTAGTATCATTAACAAAGAAAGGTAAAAAACTATTCATAATTTTAAATCCGCAATTGGATAATGATATATATATAAAATTCAAATCTATAGGTGAAACTTTAATAATAAACCCTAATAATTTCAAGTAATTAAACCTATTTGATTAATACCAATTTAACGATAAATAACAATATGCAGACAACATTTAGTAAAGCAATAGATGAATTAATCACTAATCTTGAACATACCTTTAATATTACGCCGTTTAGGGATGATGAGCCTGAAAATAATATTTCAGAATCTCTCCAACCATCTCAAATGGATAGAATTAAAGAATATGCTACATCATTTATAAATAATCTTAATATACCAGATACAGATAAAACAAAGATATTAAGAGTTATACAGAGTACTAATAATCCATATACATTAATGACGAAATTAAGTCTTATGTCTTCGTAATATGTATTATAAGGTAATAGATAAAAATAAGAGTAGAAAAAATCTCATAGGTTCACCAACTATGAGGATAATCTCTTACCTTAGACATAACGAAGGTTTACAATTTAATGCTAAATCTCAAAGTGACGCATTACATGTAATAACAGATCATGTAATTAATAAATTGAAGCTTAATAAAAATAAGCATGGATTGATATCATATATAATAGATGATCATTTCAGTATCGTGGAAAATAATATACCAGAACGAACCGGTGTATTATCAGAATTCAATCAACTATATAATGAATTATTAAGCGGGTTAGTATTACATCCCGCTTAACTTTAGAACGTCCCATAAGGGCTAGTATCCACACCATTAATACCGTAGTTAAATACGGTATTTTTTGTGTCTATATCTACATTATATTCATACTTTTTAATCTCTGTAGATGATATAGCTGATAATGTAGTGCCACTAACCATACCAGCAAAACTATTATCATATACTTGATCCATAACAGCTTCTCTAGGTATGTTTGGTTCATTTGTAAAATCAAACCTCTTACCTCTTACTAGCCAAACGTAGTGACCAGCTAATTGATTAATTTGTGATAATTCCTCATCATCTCTACTAGTAATTTGATACATAGCACCCGCACGACCACCGGGTCTATCATTACCAAATTCAGTTAATCGTACCACATCATCACTCTTAGGTTCTTTACCTATACCAAAAACTGCTTGATAACCACTTATATGTATTAATGCAGTAAAATCACTTGTAGCTTGTATACCGAACCTAGAAAGTAATATACTATCATTACTAATAGCAACACCCATTACTATATTTTTAGGATCTGCATATCCGGCCATAGAATCTTCACCATAGAAAGCATCATGAGCAGATAGACTATATAGATTCTCGAAATATTCTACATTTTGTCCGTAGGCATTAAGAATTTCAGACCACCAAACATTAAACACATACCTCTCATTAGTGTTTATACTCTTATCAGTAAATCTTATAGGTCCATCAGTATAACATAACTGAAAACCAGATAAATCATTAAATGCAGAATTTGTAACAAGGTCCATTTATTTATACTTAGTTTAGCCTAAATACATATATCGGATCCTTATTAATATTATGTCAACAGTAAAAAGTTTCACTGAACTAGGTTCAATATATCAAAAGCAAATATTAGATGGTAAATCTAATGTTATTACAGAAAGTGTAGATAAACAAACAGTAGGTAAGGTAGGTGATATAGGTACACCCAAATTAACTAAGGGTGGTGATGAAAAAGCTAAGAAAGGTTTAACTACACCTAAAGAAGGTAAAACCGAAGACGGTAAACCTGAAGATGGAGAAAAAGCTATTTCACAAAATAAATCAATTACAGAATCTAAACATAAAACAATGAGTAAATCAACATTCGATAGAGTTTTTCAACAAATTGTTGAAGATGCAGACACATTAGAAACCCCAGAAGCGCCGGCGCTTGATAATACAGTAATTACAGGTGATGAGGTAAGTGAAATGGGTGAAGGTGAAGGTGTAGATACACCACCCACTGATGAATCACCTGAAGATATTGTAAGACAGATATGTAAATTAACATCTAAACTTAAGACAATATACGGTATTACCGATGATGAAGAGGGTGTAGATGATACAGTTGAAGATATTGATGCTGATGTAGGTGATACAGTTGAAGAAGCTGTAGCAGCTAAAAGTTTAGCAGATTCTGCGGGCAAATCATTACAAGGTAGGAAAAACACTGTAGGTAATGTTACACCATCAAAAAAGAAGGTTGATACAAATATTACTACCGGTGATGGTACACCATCAAAGATTGGTTCAGTAGAAAAGTTAGCAGGTAATAAAAATGTTAAAGTGAACGGTACAAGTTCCGCCGTTAAGGGTGGAAATGCTTGCGCGTTTAGATCTTAATCAATAAAGATTAACTTATAATTAAAGCGGTTGTATATTTACAACCGCTTTTTTGTTTGTAAATATACAATATGGAGCTTCGGTATATAATCGAAAGTGAGTTTGATTTATTTAAAGATGTACATACTAAAAAACGCGGTATGCGTCATCGTAGGGCCGGTGTTGGTTTGAATTTAGATAGAAAACATCAAAATGTAATAGCTGATGTACATAAAGCTCATCCAGATCAAATACCCGAATTAGAACGTCTACGAAAAGCTAAAACGGGTACGGGTTTTGTCAACTTTAATACCGGTGAACAATTAAAAAATAAATATGGATTAACACATGATACTGGATATCTAGGTACTACAGGTATAAAGATGTCTAAAACTGATAACGGATATAAATTAGTTAAAGAAGCTATAGTAAAAATAGATGACAGAAAGTATACTGTAAGATCTCCAGATGATATATACTCAAAACTACCAGGTACTCATGCTGTATTTGCTATCAAGGATGGTATAGTATATTATATGATTGGTGTAGGTGATACACATATTAATATATTACAGAAAGTATTAACAAATACTCCAGATTTTAGACTTCAAGCATTTCCTAAACCTACAAAAAATCAATTCAAATTATTAGTATCGCAAGCTGAAACATATAGGGATCAGTTTAAATACAATGCGAGCAGAAGAGATATTAATGATTGGGGTGAAAATGGTAATCCAAGACTGTTTTTTGATATTACGGGTAGGTTAAACATCACAACAGATAATAATAGCGTTATAGCGTTTTGGAATGATTCAAGTAGGATAAAACCGTATGTAGATTTAATTAAGAGCTTTTTATCTCACATTCATACTAATACAGACCCTATTGTTGTTACATTAGACAATAAAGATACTACATTAGATACTATGACTCATAATACTAATGTAGATACTGAGTTATTAAAAATTCAACATTTAGTACCAGATTCTAAGAAATCATTAAAGGTAGCTGCAGGTAGTAAAATTCAAAATACCAGAGCTGTTGATTTAGGTTATAACTCAGCTGCAGAATATAATGCTAATCGGATAATAGGAGATTCCATAAATGGCTAAAAAAGATACAGTTAAATATTATTTGGGTAATCAGAATTTACCCACACCAAATACACCATTTGAGTGGACTCCAGAAATGTTAGCGGAGTTAGAATTATGTAAAAAGAATCTATTACATTTTGCAGAAAATCACTTTTATATTATTAATATAGATGAAGGTAGACAAAAAATTATATTACACAAATTCCAAAAACGATTATTAAGAGCGATGAGGGATCATCGATTTGTGGTGTGTACTGCAAGTCGACAGATCGGTAAAAGTACTTGTCTTACTATTTTCATTTTATGGATGGCGTGCTTCTTCCCTGATCAAAGAATATTAATATTAGCTAATAAAGAAGAGACCGCTAAAGAATTACATGCACGTATTAGATTTGCATTTGAACTATTACCCAACTATTTAAAACCCGGCGTAAAAGGCTACGGTAAAACATCAATAGAACTAGAAAATGGTTCAATCATAGAAGCTAGTACAACCAGTACGGACAGCGGTCGTGGTAAGTCTATATCCGTGCTATGCGTTGATGAAATGGCTCATATTGACGACCTTGATGCATTCTTTGAATCTGTATATCCTACTATTTCATCATCTAAGAAAGCTAAGATGTTTGCTATTAGTACACCGAATGGTAAAAATAATAAATTCTATCATTTATACGATGATGCAGTTAAGGGGTTAAATGGTTGGCATCCAGAAAAAGTGAATTGGGATGAAGTACCAGGCAGAGATGAAAAATGGAAGGAATTGACCATGAGAACCATGGGATCATTAAAATCGTTTAGACAGGAATATGAAAATTACTTTGATGATGATTCCGGTGAATCGGCATTTAGTGAAGAATTATTTAAACTACTAAAAGATAGTGTTAAAGATCCGGTACAAGTAATTGAATCACCAAAAGATCATCTTGATATCTGGGAACCTCCAGTTAGTGGTCATATATATTCAATAGGTGTTGATGTGGCTGAAGGTATAGGTAAAAACGCATCAACCGCAGATGTTTTAGATATTACCGATATAAAAAACATCAGACAGGTAGCATCTTACTGGACAAATCAAATAGAACCTAAACATTTTGCTGTTAAGGTTCTTGAAATTGCACGTAAGTGGGGATCACCACCTCTTTGTATAGAACGAAATAATCACGGTGGTCAAGTAATTGATGTATTATGGGATAGATATCAATATCCTAACATAGTAACATACATACCTAATGCGGGTGATGCCAGTCAGAGATTTGCAGAACGTAAAGGTATAATGTCACATACCAACTCTAAATATCATGCGGTAATGAATATGAGATACTATATCAGTGAAAAGAGGTTTGTTCAAATTAATAACATTAACACTATTAATGAGTATGAGAATTTTAAACGTAGAGCTAATGGAACATGGGGAGCTAATGATGATGAATTAGATGATAGAGTAATATCTATTATGTGGGCTTTAATGATATTAGAACCACATGTTACGAAAGATTATTTTGAAATAGTTGAATTAGACGCTCAAGGAAAACCAACAAAACTAATACCTAACTTTGATACATATATAAGGTCAAGTGATATTGTAATACCTCGTCGTAATTATAATAGAAATACTAATAATGATTATAGTCGTTATGATTTCGTACCTACATTAATAGGTTCTAATAATAATAATAGTGTTTATGACGACTTATCAATGCAGGGATGGGAGCCTCTTCAACAATGAGTGATACAGCTACTCAAGTACAATCTATACTCAATAAATCTAGTTTAGATAAATTTAGAATGATTCTAAATTTACCACCTATTCTATTAAAACAAAATACAATCGATGTATCAGATAGATCAGATGATTCGGTAAATTTAAATAGTCTACAATTTTCAGTATATGGCGCGGTAGTACCAGCGTCATACGTACCACATACTGATGTCAGATTCGGTGGTCAAGCTATTAGCTTAACGACATATTCAAGACCTACATATCCTAATATAAATGTAGGATTTAGTGTAGATAATGGATTTAATAATTATTTTGTATTATGGAAGTGGTTACAACTACTAAATGATGAGAAGAAAAGTGTATATAATGGTAATGACTACTCAAGTATAATATCATTACCAAATTATCACCAATATATGACAGATTTAAATGTTATAGCAAGAAATGAATATAACAAAGATATTGTGAAATTTACATACACTAATTGCTTTATTACTAGACTTGAAGGTATAGAGTATGATAATAGAAATCCAGAAATAATTGATTCAAAATTTGAATTTGCCTTCAGTCAATTCTACATGGAGAAGTTATAATGAGTGAACAAACAATAATATTAAGCGATAATATATCTTCATACCAAGTAGGTTATGCACCGCTCACTCTTACATTAAATCCTAGTGGATTTTCTACTATAGGTGGTCCAATCATTAAAATTGAATATGATTTTGATGATGCATCAAAATCAGTAATAGTTAATAGATTATTAGATATTACAAATTTAAGCGGTACAGCATATCCAAATGATTTAGGTGACCCTAGAAATGTACCAGTAGTTCACACTTTAATACCATCAGCTTCAAGCGATCCACAGTTATATAATATCAAAGTAAAAGTTACTAGAGGTAATACATTTACTCCCACGCTATATACTTTACCGTTATATGTGTATAAAGTAAACGCTTTAGATGGTGCAGCTCAAGGGTACTTTGAAGATATACACATAATTAATTCAAGAGTATTTGGGGCTGACAATAATAAAATATATACATTTGAAACCGTTAATCCCAGATATATTACATTTTTATCACATTCTAATAGAACAATAGCAGATATAGGTACAGTTAAAATATTACATGTTACATATCAAACAACATCTAATAATGCCGGGTATCGTTTATTACCAT